GAACTTCTACGTCATCAGCGATTACTTCATCTGCTCTAGCTCCTGACATCTGCCCTAAGACCCCTCTAGAAGAGCATGAGGGAGCATGATCGGCTTGTGCAGGTTTTACATCAAAACTAACCTTACTGTTTCTCTGGTCATCTCTGGGGATCAAATCAGCAAGTATTGGCATCTCATTGATAAGACGCATAGTAAATGTGGTAAAGTTATCGGCTCTATCTTTACTTGCAGATACGACCAAGAACTTTAGCTGTGGGTCCATACGAAGTCTCCACACTACATAGGTAGATGTAATCCAACTCTTACCTACCCCACGAAATCCCTGTATGATTTTACGTCTTGCACCATATTGCAGATATTCAGCAATATCTAACTGAACAGGTGTAGGATCTGGTAGGTTTAGATGTCTCCAAGTAACGATTAAGAAATATCTAAAGTCTTGTAATTTTTTTGGTAGGGGTTGCAATTTACTTATTTTTATTTAGGTTGCCAATAGAAATAGACCAACCATCTTCTCCAAACTTGCCAACTTCTTTTATTTGTGGTTTTTTTATTTTTTTATCTAATTTTTCGTGATATTTTTTTATATCATTGTCTAGTTCAAAGTTAAATCTTTGCATACGCAACCAATGAATTAATTTGTCTACATAGTATTTAACTAACTTTTTTATAAAGTTAAAGATCATTTATAGATCAGCTAAAGGTACAGCATCTAGGTCTGGTAAGTTTTCCATAAGCTCTTGCATTGGGTTTTTTTCTACAGGTAAGCACTCAACACCATTATCTTTTAGAAACTGTCTAGCTACGTTTAGATCCCCTGCCTTTGCTTCTCCGCTTGTAATTTTATCTGTCAGTTCTTTTGCAAGAAGTAAATGTAACTTTTCTAGGATTTTAAAATTCTTATCCATGATTAGTCTTGTTTTTAATTAATATAATCACTTTTTAGTTGTATTGCCAAATAATACATACCTAACTTTACCTAGGAATCCTTGTTTTTGTAGCTTTCTATATTGTCTTAGTTCTCTCTCAAGGTGATAATTCTTAGTTTCTGTATCAGAGATTTTTATAATTGCAGACATCAGCAGCATATCTTGTAACCTGACGTGTTTTACAAGATCACAACAATAATCTTTGATAACAAAGTCTGGTAGTTCTTTAACCTCCCTGCATTTGATTTCTATTTCTAGTTCTACTTCGGGTGGAGGATTACCAATAAGAACATTAAAAAATTCTTTGTGGTTCATATCAGTTTAGTTTTGGGAATAATTGTTGCTCCAACATATCTACAGCACGATCATCTAACGTGTTGGTAGTTTGTTTGCAGATAGCTCTAAGCAGATCGACTACTAATCTCTTTACAGCAGTTGTGGTAAAGAACTTTAGTAGTATTGGTTTTAAGATTTTCAGCATAATAACTATTGTGTTACTTTCCAAACATAGCTACATTGCTAGTATTAAACAAGAGTCTTAACTTTTCATGGAAGATCAAGAACCAAGCAAAGTTGAAACCATTGTAAAAGTTTGCGTACTTTTGTGGTCGGCAACGCTATTATCTCTTTCATACTACGAACCGCCATCTGGTAAAAAGATCGTAGATTTTGACCCGACATTTATTGCAAGTATTTTTTCAGCTAGTACTGCGTCACTTGGGTTCTCGATAAAAAAGAAAAAAGATACTATAGTAGATAATAAGAACCCTAAAGCAACCACCAAATGAAAAAACTACTCTTACTAGGTTTATTTATAGCTGCACCTTGTTACGCAAACGGAGTACCAACGTGGAGTACTGGTTCTTCTAACAGGACTGAAAATACTACTCAAACTATTACTCGAAGTATAGTTACTGAGAAATATGGATCAGCTTTAACGAGTTGGGAAGCTTCAAACATTGCTGTTACAAGTGCTTCATCTGGTGGTATAACACATTCAGATGCAATCTTCACTCCCAATACTGCTACTGCTGATTGGTCATTACAAGTAACCACAAGATCAGCAGGGGATAAAATAGAACAAATCACACAGAATGATGCGATTACGACTACTAGCGTTATCACTTCTTTGTCTGTCTTTAGCCAGTAATAAAGCAAAAGCCGAAGGCGATACAAACGTACAGGCTCAACCTAATGCGATTGGTAATTCAAGTATTATCAATCAGAATATGAATATTAATAATGGAATGACAGGTAAGCAGCAGTTTGGTAATTTAGTATGTAGTCAACCAACAATGTCATTTACACCTTTTTATACAGGTAATGACGCAGAGAATCCTAGTAGTGAGACTTATAGTATCAATGAAGGCTGGGGGTTTCAGATGTCTTTTATGGTTCCTTTAGGAGTTAATAATAAGACCTGTCAAGATTTAGCAGACGTAAAGCTAAAACTAGCCAAAGAAGAACTAGACAAAAATATACATGATAAGCAATTAGTGAGAGTTTTAAAGTGTTCACAACTCCACGCATCAGGTTATATGATTAATCCTAAATCAGAGTTTGCTTATATCTGTAATGACGTAATAAATATTAGAAGTTATGTAAAAGCTAACTCTGAAAAATTTAAGTAGCTAGTTTAGACACCACATAGTACAGGTATGTGAACTCTAGCTACCTTTGTTATTATCCATCTTTTCTTTCACATTTGCGACTTCTTTTTTAAGAACTTTAGTAAAGATTTTCTTAAATGTTTTCTTGATAAAAGCTAATACTGATTGCATAGCAATACCACCAACCACACTAGCAACTGAAGCTGTACCAGCAGCGATTACACTAGAAGCTATAACTTCTGGTGCAGGTATAGGCATTTCACCATAGAAAGGTATAGTAAAGGTAGCTATCGCTTCTTCACTTGATAAAGTTTCTTTGGTGTTTGGCAGGTTTGTCGGTATTGTCTCTGGTGTTAGTTTTAACGCTTCCTCCGTTGAAGATGCTTTTTCTTCTTCAACAGAAGATTCCTGACCTCCCAAACCCGACTCTACCTGTTCCAGACTTGGAAGAAGTAGAGGGTCTAGATAAGGTTCTTCCACTATCGGAGGATAAAAAATTGTTTTAGGTGGAACGAGAATAAAATCTGTATCTGGTAAATCAGGCAGATTTATTTCCATTCTTTTTCTTCTTTGCCTTTGCTAATTGAAGCAATAAAAAATCTTTTTTACTAATCTTGCCATCTTTGTTGGCATCAATTTTTTTTTGATTTCCTTTAAGCATTAGCTTCTTCCTCTACAGGTACTTCAAGTTTCTTTTGCTCTTCAGCAATCTGACGTTCTACTTCCATCATTGCACCAGTAAATTGGTTATAAGAAACAGAAAGTTGATTTCTTTCAAGACTAAGTTGTTGTAGCCTTTGTTGTAGTTCTTCTATTTTAGTCATAGCTTAATAAAGTTTTTTACCATCAACAATAGCTTTGTCAATAGCAGTAAAGTCTTCTGAACCCCAAATAGAAGTTGTTTCATCAAGTTTTTTATAAGCCTTGATAATTTCAAGATGCTCTACATTACGTTTAACACGATCTTTGTATTCGTCATCAGTTTCATCTGATGTTTTAGCAGTACCTATTACAGTAACGCTATCGCCAGCAGCAGCAAAGATAGCTGCAATTTCATCTGCGGTTTTTTCTTCCATGATTTTAAGAAAATAGTTGTTTACAGTTTACCCTGCTTCGAGGGCTGTGACTTTTACGGATAACTCTTGTATTGCTTTAACTAAAGGCATAACAAACATTTCGTATGATATTCCTTGCGTTCCATCTTTATCTTCAGACCACCCATTAAAATCTGTAATATTAAATTTATCTAATGATGCTTTTACTTCTTGTGCAATAAATCCATACATTTTATCCTTGTGTGTTGGAGTTCTATCTTCTGTTTCTTTCCATTTATAAGTAACTGTTCTTAAATCATTTATAAAGTCTAAACCGCAATCATTATTATCTAAAATATCTTTTTTATATCTTACATCAGATGTTCTTGACCAAGTTGCATTGTTATTGAATGAGTTTTGTATTTTTCCAACAGAATCATTACCAATAGTAACCTGATAATCTGCTGTGGCAGTAACGTTTGTACCAAGCACAATTTGTATTGCTGCATCACCAGTGTTTGTTTCTGCATTATGACCAATACAAATATTATTATTTCCAGTTGTAATAGCACCACCACTTTCGTCACCTATAACTACGTTGCTACTTCCAGTTGTAAGTGAAGTTGCACTATCATAACCTAATGCAGCGTTACCATGTCCTGTTGTACAAGCATCTAATGCCAGAACACCAACAGCAGTATTAGCATCTCCAGTTGTATTATTGTCTAATGCAAACCCACCTATACCTGTGTTGTTACTTGCAGTGGTGTTAGCGTCTAAAGCATTGATACCTACTGCTGTGTTATTACCGCCAGAAGTATGGTTTTTTAATGCATCATTACCACAGGCAGTATTGTTACTTCCAGTGTTATTTTTTAAAGCATTCATTCCAAAACCAGCATTATAATTACCTGTTTGAACTGATTCCAATGCTTGAACACCCATAGCTGTGTTGGCTGTTCCACTTGTATTTGCTCTCAAAGCAACATATCCAACTGCGGTATTATTAGCAGCTGTATTATTTTCTAAAGCAAAACTACCTATAGCTGTAAGAGCAGAGCTAGTTGTGTTCTCTTCTAATGCAAGATAACCTACCGCTATATTATAGTTGCCAGTAGTGTTATCTAGCAAAGCTTGACGACCCACGGCTGTGTTTTGCGCACCAGTTGTGTTTGCAGCCAAAGCTGATTTTCCTACGGCAGTATTATTTGAAGCAGTTGTGTTATTTGCTAAAGACCCTGACCCAACAGCAGTGTTACTTGATGCGGTAGTGTTGTTATACAAAGCGTTACTACCTACAGCAGTATTGGTTTCTCCTGTTGTGTTTAAATATAAAGCATAAGAACCAAATGCAGCATTATAATCTGAGGTTGTTAAACTTCCCAGAGCGTGATAACCAAAAGCAGCACTATAACTTGCAGTAGTGCTGGCATCTAAGGCAAAGCCTCCCATTGCTGTATTCTGAGTCCCACTGGTATTTGAGTTCATAGCTGAATGACCATAAGCGGTATTGTTATCAGCAGTATTGCTATATAAGCAAGAAACTCCTACAGCAGTATTATTATTACCAGTTTGATTACTATACAATGCTTGTGAACCTACGGCAGTTATTACTCCTGTTGTGTTTGTAAATCCAGCAGCAAATCCATAGCCAGTAGCATTAGATCCTGTAGTGTGATTTGATAAACAGTTATAACCCATTCCAGTTTGGTTATTACCTGTCGTATTTGCATCTAAACAATAAGCACCAACAGCAGCTAAATTTGTTCCAGTTGTGTTTGCTCCTAAAGCATTGCGACCCATTGCAGTGTTGTTCGCTCCTGTAGTATTGGCATCTAAACTGTTTGCACCAACGGATGTATTATCTGCTCCAGTTGTGTTTAAAAGTAAAGCATTTCTACCTACAGCAGTATTATAATCTGCCGTTGAGTTTGTGTATAAACTTCCATAACCAATAGCTACGTTACTATCACCAGTTGTGTTGGCAAATAAACTGTAATTACCATATGCATTGTTATATTCTCCTGTTGTATTTGTTCCTAAAGAGTGCAGACCATATGCAGCATTATAATTTCCAGTAGTGTTAGCATCTAAAGCATGAGAACCTACAGCTACGTTATCCTGACCAGTTGTGTTTGCTCCTAATGCTGATTTACCCACCGCAGTATTATTAGATGCGGTTGTATTTGCATCTAAAGCTTGAGCACCTACAGCTACGTTGTCTGCTCCAGTTGTGTTTGCTGTTAACGTTTCATGTCCAATAGCTGTGTTACTACTTGCAGTTTCGTTTGCATCTAAAGCAAAATCACCAACGGCAACATTATATCCACCAGTTGTTAGAACACCTGAAGCACCTCTACCAATAGCAATGTTATGAACACCTGTTGTAATAGCATCCCCAGCACTTGCTCCTACAACAGTATTACTTGAACCAGAAGTTAAAGCAGTTAAGGCATCTTTACCAATAGCAGTATTATTTCCACCAGAAACAGAAGCATCTAAAGCACTTTCTCCAAGAACAGTATTACCAGCAACAGAGTTTGCACCTTTACCAATGTTTACACTATTTATACTTGCGTTAACCCCACCACCACTTTCTCTCATAAGAGGAGTACCACCAGCCTGTGATCCGTCATGGACTACAAGTGTTTTCTTTGTAGTATCTACAGTGACTTCTCTAGCAGCACCAGTAAATGAACTATGTTCTGAGGTCGTACCACCTCTAAGTTGTAATTGGTCAGGCATGGTAAGTTAGATTCCTCCTAAGTTAAAAGTTCCAGAGCCTTTGGCGAGGGATACTCGGTTGGCTGCAATAGCTTCGTTTGAAAATACTGCACCTGTTATAGCAAGACCTCCTAAGTCTATACTATTAGAACCTGCTGAAGCTGTATATAAGGTATTAAAAGCTGCTGTAGCAAATTTTGCAACCTCTACTGCACCTTCAGCGAGATTTTGAAAAACAGATCCGTTAAAAACACGAACACGTTTATCAACAGTATTGAAGTACAGATCGCCTTCTGTTATTGCATTGCCTAAACCATCAGCAGTAGGATTAGATGATGCTTCTCCTAAGTATAGTTGTAAAAAATTATTTAGGTAATTTGATGCGTTTGTTACGTTTGTAATATTAGTACCAACTGTATTTACGTTAGATATAGAACCAGCAACAGTATTTACATTTGCTATAGAACCTGCTGTTGTATTGACATTACTAATAGATCCAGCGACTAAACCTATATCAGTACCATCATTAGCAACAGTAGTTACGTTGCTGCTGATACCAGCTACAGTTGTTATGTTTGCATTGTTTCCAGCAACAGTATTTATATTAGTATTGTTACCTGCAACTGTAGTTACATTACCACTGATCCCTGCAACTGTAGTTACATTACCACTTATACCAGCAACAGTATTTACGTTTGAAATATTAGTAGCAACTGTACCTATATCAGTGCCATCATTGGCAACTGTGGTGACGTTGGCTGAAATACCAGCAACAGTATTTACATTGCCAATATTTCCAGCAACAGTATTTACGTTACTAATAGAACCAGCAACAGTATTTACATTAGATATGCTTCCAGCAACAGTTGTTACTTCAGTTGCTTTTGGTACAAGTCTATGAAAAGTATATGTATTTAATACTGTAGTAGTCTCTAGTATCATTCCAAAACCAGCAGCAAACGTAGTGCTTGCTGTAGCTCCGTTAATAGTTACAGTTGACCCTCCAAGAGTTCCGTTAGAAATAGTAAAGTTCCCACTACCATCAGAGGTATATGCTGTACTTAAAGCTTTAATACTAACTAAAGTACCAGCACCATTATTTATATCAGGGTTAGTATTAGGAAAACTAAGTTCATTAGTTATCGGTACAAAACCACCAACATCATCTACTAAGTCAATAATTCTGTCATTAATCGCTGCGGTTGTAGCAATAGTTGTGTCGTTATCTGGAAATGTTTGCCCATTTTTTATAGTCTCTCCTGTTGATGCGTTGAAATATCTAGCTTCAGCAGCAGCAGTAGTAAACAATGTATTGTTATCTACAGTGTGACTTGCTTGCTCACTATCTAAAACAATAGCTGCATCAGCAATTTTATCTATTGTTACTGCATCATCTTGTATTTTATTTGTAGTTACTGCGTTAGCTGCTATTTTTTCTGTTGTTACTCCTAATTGTGCTATTCGACCTGTAGTAACAGCTAAAGCATTTATTTTTTGTTCTGTTACTGCATTGTCAGCTATTTTAGCTGTTGTTACATTACTGTCTGTTATCTTGGCTGTTGTTACACTATTAGCATTTAATTCAGCCGTATCAACAGCATTACTAGCTATGTTATTTGCTGTAATTGTGTTATTAGCTATATCACTACCAGAGATTGTTTGACTCGCTATCTTTGCACCTGTAATTGCATTATCAGCTACCATACTTGTAGTGATACTTCCTGTATCACCTGTTGTTACTACTGCACCACTTACATCAGGAAAAGTAATAGTCCTATCAGCAGTAGGATTAGTTACTGATATTGTTGTTTCGTTTGCATCATCACTACTACCTTCAAAAACTATTGACCCTGTAAGAGTTTGTGAACCATCTCTTTTAAAAAGATCATTAGTTACAATGTCGTTTATTTCTTGTTGTGCAAATAATATTTGATCGCTGTTATTATCTAAATCTGTTTCTGTTAAAACACTACCATCTGCAAAGTCTACCTTTTTAGCACTTATATCTGTATCTCTTTGAAACTTAATTGCAGTACCATTAGAAGGTATATTGCCACTTGTAAAGGTTAGAGTTGATCCAGTAATAGTGTAATGAGTACCAAGAGTTTTTAATACACCACCTACAGTTACATCTATTTCAGCAGTTGATAAGTAGCTAAAAGATATAGAAAAATTAGCAGTACTGCCATTACCTGTGTGGTTAGTAAATGAAGCTGCTGTGTTGGTAGCCATAGTTAATAATTACCAGAGGGATTCTCGAATATTGGTATTATATCTTTTTTTGCTCTTACGTTTTCATTTTCAGCCATTGTTTTTTTCTTTTTATCCATAACATACTCTTTATAGTATTCTACTGCAATTTCTTTGTAATCTTTCCAAAGCTTTCTTACTGGTCTTTGAAGCTCTGCTTTTATAATTTTTTTTCTTGTTAACAATGCTTGTGCGTCAATACTACCAGTAGAATCAGATTCTAATTGTTTTAAAGCTCCTATATTTTTTTTGTTTCTAGAAAGTTCTATAATTGCTTCTGGAAAGCGTTTACCATTGTTAGGATCAAAAAAAGGTTTACCTTTTGCGTTATAACTTATTTTTATAAAAGGTATATAACCTTTTAATTTATTATATTCTGGTGTTGTAAGATTTACCTCGTTACCATAATTATTGAATTTAATAGTATCAAGCGGTGGTGTAAGTCTTAAACCTATTCTTCTTATATATTCATCAACAGGATTATCTTTTTCTTTTTTATATTTAAAAGGATTAAAGTAGTTACCAAACAAAGCACCTTCTGGGTATTCTGCTATTCTGCCTGTTGTCATGCTTCTTATAGGTTCAATATCTGCACTAAAACCTGCTGTTGTATCTTGCCGACTTCTCATCAACATTAAACCAAAAGTATCTAAATCTTGAAAAGGATTATTAGATAACTTTAAACTACCAAAATCGTTACCTTCATATTGACCTATATCATTGGTTCTCTCTTCTTGAGGGTTTATATCTCCTTCTCTAAACTTGTATTTTTTCTTAGGAAATCTACCTGTATATGTTCTTTTAGTTATCTCGTCATACCAATCTTCTCCTCTTGCTCTTGTAATACTTCTTTGTAAAGAAATAGGATAATTACGAATAGCTGATACATAATTAGCTCCTACTTGATAAAATCGTTGTAAAGCACCTACATCACTTGTAAGATCAAACATTTGTGCAATATTTTGAATCATATACTTATTATTTAAATTTCTTGATAGTAAAGCTATAAGAGCTTTTGCGGAGTTTTCATAATCTTCGTCTTTTTCAAAATCTCTTATGTATGCCATATCACCTGCAATCATAAGTAAAGAGCCTATTGGTTCCATTCGAGACAAAAAGTCTATATATTCGTAATTTGGTAATCCATTATCTCCTCTAATTACTTTGCCATCTTTATCTTTTTGTAAAATTCTAAAACTGTAAGGTAATTCATCAGTTCTTTTTTCTCCTTCTCTTAACCATCTATTATGATGACCACCACCAACAAGAGCTAGTTCTGCTTCTGGGTCATCTTTTGCTGCTGCTAAAGATATAAAATAACCCCATATTGCAGCACCAACAGTAGCTTCTCCATTAGCTCTATATGCAGTAGCAAGATCTTCACTTAATAAATTATCATTATGTTCTTTTAAAATTCTTCCTAAAGTTGCATTATATTCTGGTGGCATACCTCTAAATAACGTATCAAAATCTGGTAAACCTGTTCTTCTCATTACTTGTTTACCTATATTTACAGGTGTAGTAACAAAAGGAACTATTGGTTTTAAATAAGAAGCTTTTAAAATAGATGCAATTTGTTTTGTATATTTTGCACCTCTACCTGAGAAACCAAATCCTTTACCTAGTTCAGTTGTAAAAGTTCTATCTGCTGAATAGTCTAAAGCTCTTGTGTATGAATCTAAAATATTTTCATTTGGTACAAAATCAGGAAAAGCACTATCCATTCCTTTTGTAAAACTTTTTGTATTAACAATATCTATAATTTCATCAAAATTACTATTAACATAAATATTAAAACTCTTTCCTTTAAGTCCTTTCTCTGCTGCCTGTTGTGTAAGTTCACCCATCAAATGTGAACGAAATGCAGTTTGTTTTATAAATTCGTCACCTGCCATCATAAAACGAGAAGGCAATCTGACTCCATGACCAAATAAATTTATAGACTTTGCAAAAAAATTATCACCCATCATTTTTATTGCATATCTTTCATAAGCATCTTGTCCAAACATTCTTCTTTCATCAAGAATATTTTTATCAAGCCATATTGATTTACCTGCTGCACTTAAAGTATCTTTTAATGAAGTAAACATAGTTACGAGTTCTCTAGCTGCTCTCTTTTTCATTGCAAAATCATCTATTGGACTACCAAAGAAAAGATCTGCTGGACCAAGAGCAACATTAAATAAAGAACCAATAATATTGATGATTTGTGTTTCTGGTGCAGATAATAAACTATTTATAAATACTTCATTACTAATTCTTAAACCTTTACCTACTACATCTCCAAAACTCATACCTTTAACAACTTTACTAAGTCTTTTACTATCTCCTTGCATAGCCATAATTTTTCTTGTAATAGCTAATAAGCCTTCTATATCATTATTTTTTATATAGGTTTGCATACCTTCATATAGTTCTTCTTTTGTTGGTACTAATTTTTGTTCAGATATTTGTTTTTTTGTTTTGTCAACTAACTCTCTTGTTGTTGTTTGGAATCTTTCTCTTTTAGCTCTATCTACAGTTTTTTCTCCTCCACCAATACCTTTTGCTACTTGTTCATCAAGAGGTATGCGACTAACATCTTTAGGTTCTGCATCTATAAGTTGATTTACTCTTACTGTACCTGCTGTTTCGTTACTTATCTTCTTAGTTGGACCTGCAAGATTTATCATTCTTACTATATCTTCTGACCAATTCTGTAATAAATCATCTGATATATCCTCTCCAAGCATAAAAGCTTGTTCTATGTCATTCATATATTGAGTAACATTTTTAGCTAATCTTTTTTGTTCTTTTATTGCACCAAGATAAATAACCCTCATGTGTTTTTCTGGGTCATTAGGACTAATTTTTTTTGCTATTTGTATTACTTTAGGCAACAGTTCATCATAGCCCATAGCACTTGCAGCTTCTATAGAAAAATCATCAGGTATAACAATTCTATTTAAAGCTTTACCTGTTGTTTCCCATACGTCTTCTGTAATACTTTCTACATCATTCCAAATTTTAGGATTAGGTTTTGTTTGTTGTAAAGGTAAATCAGCAGCTTTTGTTTTAGTTTTT